GTCGTAATACTTCTTCTCTTCTCCACCAAGATCTTGAGTCTTCATTAGTATCAATATCATATGGCTTTGGAGTTTGTGGTAGTGGTTCAGCATCTATTAGACAACCTACTTCTATACCTCTATCCCAACAGCTTTGAGCAATATCTAGAACAGTTGTATTTATCTCCCACTTTGTTTGTTGAAGACAATTCAGTGCTGTATAAAGTGCTGTTGGTTCTCTTTTTGTTACTTCTTCATGGTAAGTAAGGTCTTTTGATTTGATTGCCTTGATATGTTTAAGTCTTTTTGTATGAAAACCACCTTCTGTAGTGCTAGTCCAATCAATCGGTTGCTCTACGCATGGTTCATACAATGGATAACAAGCTAATCTATTTTTGCGTTGTCGTTTTATCCAATCCATAGTGCCTTGCGTAAATTCAACATATGTTTTTGTTTGTTTACCTGATCTGACAGTAGAAAGTTTTACCATCCCAACAGCACTAATCATTATATCTATAAGCTTCAAACCAACCTTCAGTTTGTCTTCCTTTGACCATGATTTAAAAACAAAACCTCTGTTTCTCATGTGACCCATCATCATATTGCGTCTATATCTTTGATGATTGGTATCTGATATATGCTGTTTTACGTTTGTAAAATGTTTTTTATCTTGCTGTTCAAACAAAGTAAACCTCTGCTCATCTTCAAGCATATGACCTACTTGTAGTGCTGCCTGGGTAGCTGTTTTCTTTTGGGAAGCACCATCAATAACACCTTTGAAAGTAATAAAAGCTACAACATCTACATCTTTAAATTCATGTAGCTTGATTGCTGCTGTAGCTTTTACCCCTGGTGTACCCCTCCAAGCCCTATCAAGGAACTGTTGTATAGCTTCAACAAAAGGTAACAGACCTGCTTTGATCATGGTCCTTGCATAATCTGTTTCTGATTCTGTACCCTTTGATAAGTTGTTGTTGATGTTGCGTTGTCGTCTGTCAAAACCACGACTCCACATCCGATCTTCTAAATCAGTTTGCTTTGTCATTAGAGTATTGAGAGATTAAAATTTGTAGGTCACTTAGTAATTCATCGCAGTGACCACGCATAATATCAAGAGATTCCTTACCTTCATCAATCAGCTTGGCAAGTTCTTCCAAACTGTACTCTCTTGTACTGAAGTTCTTACCACATTCCTTACAGGTTCTAGACCTCCAAAGATATGCAGCTTCTCTTTCTCTTGTATGTAAGACAATAGTATTGTTGCTGTTGCAGTTAGGACATTGAATCATTATTATCCTCCCTTGTCATGTGTAGGTATTTAGATTCAAGCTTTTCAATACAAAGATCCCAGGCATCCTGTTCACTTATGTCTAGCTTCTTAGCAATAGACCCTGCAAGCTCCCTTAAATGAGTAGCTATTGCTGTAAGGTTGTATGGATAATCAGACATCTTTACCTCTTCTTTTAGCCCATCTTTTTCTTGCTGCATCACCAAGTTTTTGATCGTAACCAGCATCTATAATTGCTTGTTTAGTTTTTTCTGGATAATACATATATTGATGGAAGTAGTGATCTCCTTTAATGTAGTGTGTACCTTTTTTTAAAACACCTTTTTTTCTAAAATTTAAAAGAGTCATATTGCTTATTTGTATCTTCTTTGCTGTTGTCATACCATTGAACAAACCCTTTTGTGCATAATCTTCATTACTTTTTTCATTTAAATATTTAGAATAATCATTCGGAATATACTCAAAAGGTTTGACATAACCATAAAATTCTTTCATCACTTCATCATTACGTCTTGAATTATATGAAAGTTTGCCTTTCCAATCACCAGACTGTAATTGAACAAGCAGTTTGTACCTCCTTTGTAAATTAGGATGAGTAAATTTATATGCACAACGATACTTTTCTGTTCGGAATGTTAATCTGCATTGCAAATAACCTTCAAGTGCAATTTTTAAATATTTTATTTTGAGTTTTATCCACTTATCAATATCAGTTTGTTTCCAAAAATGTCTGTCTATTTTACTATTAATTTGAGTATTCATAACTCTAGTTGATTTTGGTATCCAGTTCTTGCTAATTAAAATTCCTAAATATTCCAAAGGATAACCAGTGAGTTCTACTATATCGTGAGCAGTATATTCATCTGCTCCACAATGTTCTTCGGCTTTAAAAACAAACTTTTCTGTGGTATTTAATTCATTTTTAAGAACCAATCTAATCCATTCTCTAGAACAACCAAACTTATTAGCTATTGATTGCAATGTATGACCTTCTTTTCTCATGCTTAAAATAAGTTGATTTCTATCTTCTTTTATTTCTTTTGGAACAGGTGGTCGATACTTGTAGTTTTTCATCTATCTACCCCCCTGGAATTGGATAGACGCATTGCGTAAAGACTCCCAAAAGAATCCATTACCATCATCATCAGTCAAGATAATAGAATGTTTCTCAAGATCTACACATACATCTTTTATATATCTCCCCTCATCCTCATCGGATAAAAAGATACAAGCTCCCTTTAAAAATTCGCAAGGGATACTCTGATTTGTACAAAGTTTCATAAAAAAATAATAATCTGGGATAAAGGTTCAATGAAGAACCCATAAAAACTATTGAAAAAAGTTTTTAAGAGTCCATCTAAAAGTTTTGCCAAGGATAATAAGACCAGGAATAATAAAAAATAAAAATAAGAAAAGCCTAAAATTAACTAGGCTCTTTATTCTCCTTAACGTCAAGAGCTTTATAAGCGTCTAATAATTCCTTATTAGTTGCTTCCTGGTTAAACCAGATACGTTCTATCTCTGCACGTTTAGCAGCTTTTAACTCTGCTTCGTAGTCGTATTTGTTGTTAGTCATTTGATTAACTCATAAGTCATATGTGCTGACATCAAACCACTTGATGTATGAGAGACTCTATAACCTAAATTGAGAAGTCTCATGTGTTCTCTATCCCCTTTTTCAATCCCCTTAATAGAGGATTGGTCATAAGTTCTATAAATGTATTTAGAGGTCATTTTGTAATCCTGTTAATTGTTTAAGAGCAATAATCAACTATTTTTGAAGCCATTGTATAAATCTCTTCATACTGTCGCTTCATAATTACTCCATAAATACTTTCAGAATGGTTAACTTCATAGATAGAACTTATTTCAGAAGAACTATCAAAGTAACCCCTGGAAACATCTTCACATAACCATTTAGCTAGACCGTAATTATAAACATTAACCAAAGAATCAGAAATAATGTCTATATGTTCATAGGCTTCGTCTTCATTGTTAACGTCATAATTTAAAAGACTATTTAATAAAGAATGAATGATGTCATAACGCCAATCATTAGGAGCTTCATCATTATGTAGTAATTCAATAAACCTCTGGATCTCTTCTTTATTCTCTAGATCTTCTTTTAAACAATAGTAATAACCTAGACCAGGTTCCCTTTGTTTTTGCTCTAGTGAATTATAAAGAGTCTCTAGATTCTCTTTGAAAGTTTTTGTTTTAATCATTTGATTAATTAAGTTTCTGGGAATAGTACTATAAAAAATAATTTCTAGTACTGATTGAATTATTACTATAAGGTCGATTATCGATAATATAAAAACATAAATATCGTTACACTTTGTAACAATAGACCCTATATATCCCCCCACCCTGTCCAATTATTGTCCTTTTACTGTCCAAAACACTATAAAATCTTTAAAAGGCCAGGTATAGATTAACTTGCAGTGCTGTCTTTATGACAGTACTACATAAAAAAGACTGTAGTTATAGCTTAAATATCTGCAAAAAGTCTTATATATGGGGTAAATCTTAGATTTGTATATATGCGTAAACCCTTCAAATTTTTGTGGCAAAAATCTTTTGTAAGACCCTATGTAGGTCCACCCAGAAGGAAACTACAAGGGTCTTTTATAGGTTTTATGGGGAGAGAACCTATGGAATAATTATAATGAAGATGCTGATGAAGGTCAAATCTATAGTCTGTCTATGATAGATTTTAACGACCCCCCCTATAATCCCCCCCATGGTCTATCTACAAGTGGGCTTTAATAAGAATTACTTATAAAGCCATCGGTATTATCATTAGAATTACTTATTTGAGAAGGAGTCATACCCATAGCTGTCTGAGTAATGGAATTATTCATAAGAGAACCCCAGTTATCTAGATGTACTCTTAGCAATTCATCTTTACGAGATCTTATATTACGGTCTTCATCCTGGTTCATATATTCAGTCCAATAAGCTACAGCACCTGATAGAGCATCAAGGATGTCATCGTGTACAAGAGAACCTCTATGTCTTGTTATACGAGACATCTGATAGAAGAGTTGAAGCTTAAGTTTACGTTCTGGTGCTTCGTTGGGGTTTGATCTATAGTCTTTTTCCACTACCTTACGGTCTATTATCAGTCTGTGAGAGTTCATTACAGGTTCAAGAGTATCTATTATGCGTAGTTCTTTGCTTTTGGTGTTTCTAACGTCTTTTACTTCGCAGGGATGATACCTCATAAGAAAAGGTTTCATCAGTTCTGCAAACATACCACCACCCATATTGGATTCTACAAGGATTGTATTTACTTTATTGGTTTTGGCTATTTTGGATAGGGTTGTTAATACTGCATCACTGTAACCACCGTTAAGACCCCCTGCATCAGGAACATATAGGTTTCCATTAAGCATCTTCACAACAGCGTAACCAGTGGCATCTCGACCCTTTCCAGAGGGGTCTACGAACATAACAGAGCCTGTATATTCAATCCAATCACCAAATTGTTGTGCAGGGCGATAGAAATGATCGCCATTAAAGCCTACACAGGGTAATTCTTTGATGACATATTCGGGAGAAGATGACCATATGACTTTTTCTGGTGCATGATCAGGATTAACTGAAGATATTATTAGGTCTGATAGCTTTAAAGGGTATCTATCCTGGTCAGATAAGCTAGTGTCTAGCATAAACTGTAGAGAGAACCCAGAACGGCCATAGGAAGCTTCACGTTCCATCAGATCTATTGAACTGAATCTTTCTGGGTCAACAGGATCTTTAGGCTTTACAAGCTCTTCTGACAGCTTCTGAGCTAATTTGGGAGCTAATCTGTCTCCATAGTTGTTTTTAAGCTCTGGATAACGTGCAGTCCATATACGTGTTGTATATCCACGTTCTTCCAGTGTTAGATATAAAGATTGTTCTGTTTGTGGTGTACCAAGAAAGGTTATCTTACCGTTTGGCTTGAGGATTGCATCAAATTCTTTTACAGCTTCCGATAATTTATCTCTCATCGGTTGAGTAAAGCTGTTATTTGGTACTTCTACGTCATCAGCTATGACTTCATCTGCTCTGCTACCTGCCATTTGTCCCAAAACACCTTGAGACTTTACTGAAGGTGCGTGGTCAGCGTGTGCAGGCCCAACATCAAAACTGATCTTACTGTTTCTTTGAGAGTCATCTGGTCGTAATGGAGCAAGTACAGGCATCTCATTGATCAATCTCATAGTGAAAGTAGAGAAATTATCTGCTCTATCTTTACTTGCAGAGACAACAAGAAACTTTAATTGTGGATTCATTCGTAGTTTCCATACAACATAGGTGGATGTAATCCAACTTTTACCTACACCTCTAAAGGCTTGTATGATCTTTCTACGAGGACCGTATTGTAAATACTCAGCTATGTCTAATTGAACTGGTGTGGGGTCAGGCAGGTTAAGATGACGCCAGGTAATGATCAGAAAATATCTAAAGTCTTGTAGTTTCTCAGGAAGCGGTTGCATATTGTTCAAATAGAGATAATTGTTCTATTGGTACTGGTAAATTATTTTCATCTCCAAACTGAGAAGCAAATGCGTTTGCTATACCTTGAAACGTAGTAGACCTGACTTTCCAGGATTTATTTTTGCTAAACCAATCAGGCATTTTTTTACCACTTGGAGATACATAAAACTCACCTTTATCTACTATTTTAGTAGGTTTTAGTAAGGGTAAATTTTTTAACCATAGACAAGTAGATTTTTGAAAAGGATCGCCATGTTCATATGGTTGAATTATTTGGTCAGCAGGTCTTATTTTTGATCCAATGACACTTACAGGGTTTTCTATACACCATCTGGGAATATTGCAGTTCATAAGTGTTCTTACAAAATCTAGTGATTCTTTCTGTTCTTTTTCTTTACGCCAGAAATGCTTTGCACCTGATACTGCAAGGTGCTGACAGCTTGGGTGTGCAATCATCAAGTCGAAACCATCATTTAAAATATCTCTTACATCACCTTCATAATGTGGACCAGGAGATTCTGTAGGTAACAAATCACAACTTATGGCATCATGTCCTAGTGCTAAAAAAGCGTCACGAGTTCTACCCGAATATTCACAGGCGATCAATACTTTCAAGGTTATCTTTCAAGTGCAGGTATTACATCAAGGTCTGGTAGGTTTGACATAAGATCTTCCATAGGATTCTTTTCTGTTGGAATACATTCAATACCATTATCTTTTAACAGTTGTCTTGCTACATTAAGATCACCTGCCTTTGCCTCTCCACTCTTTACCTTATCCAACAAACATTGGATAACAACTGTTTGAAGATTTTCTAATAATTCTAACTTTTTTTCTTTTCCCATAATTAGAATTGGTTTTGAAACTAATATACCTTGTTTTAGAAAATTATGCCTAATAAGCTAATCGGACAAAGATTCCAGATCAATGATCGTGTATCTAGAAAGAACTATTCTGTCGTAGCTAA